CTTGTTTACCATGTCTAGGGCTACCTGAATGTCACCACCATAGCGTGTAGAGCCTGGAACATTTCCTGATGGGCTAGTTGTGTAAGCCATAGTGGTTGAACTATCGCCACGCATTTTGATAAAAGCACTTGTAATTAAAATGCAAGCCTGCTTGAGAGCATTGGGAAGATTGCCAAAAGCCGCACCAGCACCATGAGCAAAAACCATTGGACTTTGTAATGTAACTGTTGTACTTCCATAAACATAGTTATCATTTACTGTTACGCGCTCACTTCTAGCGCCATCATAAATACGATAATGTTGCCCCGCAATAATTCCTAATGGGCTATCAACAATAAAACTACTAGCACCCGCGGCTGTATTAGCAAGAAGAACTGTGTTTACATAACCTGCAACATAGGTGTATTTAGTAAATGTCCAATTGGTTTGCCCCATAGATCCACCAAATTGCAATGGCCCTTGAGATGTTGAATACCAACCAATTTGATTGCCAGGAATAATAATTTGTTGGCCTTCAAACCAGGCTGTTGAGCAATCGCCTAATGCGTATAACTGGTTTGGATTTGATCCATAATAAAATGATGACAACGACACAATAGGCGCGTTGTATGGGTGCAAGGCAAAATAACCACCTGAATTTGAAAATCTAATGCGCTGTGTTTCTGTGTATTCATCTGCCACAAGATTTTGGTTAAAGTATTCATTCATGTATGAAGAAGCCCGCAAAATAACCTGGGCTAATTCTGCATCTTGAGCCGCGGCATTTCCGCCCACAACAAGCATGTCAATGTTGAGCGCTGTTGGAGCGTTTCTGTATTCGGCTACCGTGACATAAGGATTTTCATTACTTGTATCGGGCGTAATACCAACGGTCATTATTTATTCTCCATCTCGCGGTGTTTCTTGTGACTCGTATCCGCAACGCCCACATTTGCGAAACCAGCCCTCAAAGCCACATTCTACGCAAGTAAATCCGCGCATGCGGTCATCACTAGAAATTGGATTAAGTGATGCTTCAAAAAAACCTTCAGCCTTCATTGCTTTTGCGTGTGCCTTATTTTCTACAGTGTAAATACCCTGGCGATCTGTGTAATAACTTTGACCACCAATAACAGTTTCTTTTACACCCTTATCAGGTGCTACCCATCTTGCCACTTTGCCTCCTAGTTAATTGGGAAAGGGTGCGGCTTTTACACCGCACCCCTCCCTTCTTATTAAGTTGTAACTTACGCTGAAACGATACCTGAAACTGCGCCATTCCATGCAGGAGCGGTGCAGAAGAAAGTTCCGCGGAAGTATGTTGAGAAGTCGTAAGTGAACTGAGTTACTGGCCACTGGATACCCATGTAGTCCTGTACTAAGAAGTTCGCCCAAACATCTGATACCTGTGTGTCAGGAATTGGCAGAGTCCATGAAAGAACTGGTGCAACACCTGGGTTTAGCCACGGGTGAACCATAATGTCCACGGCCTTACCTGTAACTTCGTTCTGAAGTCCTGTAACAATAGAACCGTATGTAGTTCCTGTTGTTCCTGGGCTTTCAATCATCAAACGGTAATTAGCAGTTGAACCTGACTTGATCGCATCAGATAGTTGCTTACGATCATTTCCGTTCATTAGAACAATGTCTGGATCAGCCTTTACATTCTGGTACAAGTTAGCAAAAACAGTTTGGAATTCTACGCCTGGGTTGGCAGTTGAAAAAGCACTGTTGATTGCGTTGTTGAAGCCAGTGTTAGGCCCTAGAACTGTTGGAAGAATTCCGTCATAACCAGTTGCATAAGCAGATGTATCTGTAACAGCGCGCGCCGCATTTGCGCCTGTTGTGCTGTATGCGGCGTTGTTACCTGTTAGACCTGATGCGTTTGCACCCTGAATGGTAAATGTACCAGTTCCCTTGAGTGTTCCCTGGTATAGCACTGTTCCTGATGCTGTTCCAACATAGATGTTGTAACCAAGAGCGCCTGTTACGGCTGTTGCAACTGTGATTGTAAGAACATCACCTGATGCAACGGCTGTTGATTGCTGTGCGGTTAGAATTGACTCACCAAAACCGTTTACAGAAATACCTGCATCTGATGTTAGGTTTACATAGTAAGTTGCGGCGGCAAGTGCTGTTTGTCCTGCGCCTGCAACTGGTGAAGCAAGTGTGAATGTAGGAGCGGCAAGTGCGCCTGAGTAACCTGAAGCAGTACCGCGAGCCATCAGCATCATGCGTTCTTCCATAAGCATTGTTGCGTATAGAGTAGAAGTTGATGACAACTGGCGGAGATCCTGATAACCCATACCTGAGAAGTTTGCATCAAATGAAACCTGATCAGATAGTGAGTATGAGTTGTAAGGCAGAATTAAATCATCTGCGGTGTAGTTAATCTGTGGGCCACGGATTAACTCAAATGGTGTCGCACTATTAGGAGCAAAGTTGTTCTGAGTACTTTCTGTGATACCAGGCCAAATCTGTCCTTGTCCGCCTGTACCTGTACCTGTGTAACCAAGAATACGCTTTACACGGTGTGAAGTACCAACGCCCTTTTTACGGGGAATACGGTTACGGAGTGGAGTCGGGCGTGGTGTAAGCAACTTAGAAGGTGCTTCCAAGTCAAATGCCGCAAAAGATGTACTAAGCGGTGTTGTAAGTGTGATTTCTTTTTGAATGTCCTGCATTGCAACGCGTTGTGCGGCAAGTGCGTTATTCAAACCAGCCGCGGCATCAGATGAAAGAGACTTGCTAAGTGCAAGTGCTTCCATTGCCTGTAGTGGATCGGGTGTTGGTGCTTGTCCTGGAACATGAGAAGCATTTGAAAGGCTCTTGTTAAGTTCACTAGAGAATTCTTCAAAGCGTTCTGCGGCTTCCTTTGGAGTTGCATCACTAAAAAGGTCTGCGACCTTTGGAGCATGTAGCGCCATTGTTATCCTTTCAGAGATAAGTTGTTTGGGTTAGTTACTTATTAAGGGTTTCGTCATACTTAGCAAGAAATTCATCTGCCAATTGCTTGTATCCCTTAGCAAGTGTTGGGTCAGTTGTTGCTTGTGCTTTCGCTTTGTAAACGGCGGCCTTAGTGAGTAAGTCATTTGTTGCTTTCACATCAATTGGGCTTACTGTTCGCTTTGGGCCTCCACCTACAGCCAAAGATTTAGCGGTTGCCAACTCAGTTTCCAAACTCATTGCTTTAACCTCAGCCGCCTCTTTTGCGGACACAAGGTTTGCAATCTCTGATTTGAGAGCCTTTGTTGCTTTTTCCACCACTTCTTCTACTATGGCTTCTAATTTTTCTTCTGATTTTTCTTCAGTAGAAACTTCTTCTGTTGCTTCTTCTGTTGCTTCTTCAGTAGGTACTTCTTCGCCTTCTACTGATTTAGTACCTAACTGGGCGGCAATAATTGCCTGTGAGTCAGTAACAACTGCGTTGAATGGAACACCTGCGGTTTCACCTGCGTTAATCATTGTTGCTGTTGTTACATGAGAAGGCTTTGATACATTTGCAAAATCATTTGTTGTAGTCATGCCATGATTTGAACCTGGCTGTGTGCAACCACATTCTAAACACTTAGCAATTTCAGATGATTTGTATGATCCTTCTTTCATGTCATCATCTTCATGTGCTTCCGCTTCTTTCATCTTCTTCTTCATAGCGGCTTCTTTCATAGCGGCTGTGCATTTGCAACCCATCTTGTCGCATGCAGGGCAAACATCTTCTTTTGCCGCCATTTCAATTTCTGTTTCTTCCATTACTTCTCCTTCTGCTTCTTCGCCCTCATACCAAGCATGGAGATGAGCAACGGCTTCTAGTAGGTGTGAAATTGAGCGGATTTCGTTATGGCCCTCTTTCATTTCTTGCGCTTCAATAGAAATGAGATTTGCTAACGCTTCACGGGCGCGCTCATACTCACCTTTATCAAACTTGAAAAGTTCACCCAAAATAGACTCAGGTACGGCAATAGTTTCTGTTCCCACTGGGTTCTCCTTTATTAAATTACCGTCAGATTGTAAACCTTTTTTCTTACTCTCTGCCTTGTATTTGCCGCCACGCTTTTTGTATTCGCGGACAACCCAGGCATTTGCATAGGCAGATGGGTACACATCAAATTTTGCTTTAGCCGCCCTGATGACCTCTGCGTATAATTCTTTGTCGGCAGGCTCGCCCTTGCGCGGTTTAATTACTTGAGTGAAATTTTCTTCACCCTCTTTTTTCTCAATCCATTCTTCTACCTGAACCAAGTCCTTCTCACCATCAACAGACTTAGCCAAAACTAATTGGCAATTGGGGTTGGCAGGACGATCCACTAGCGACACTTCCACAATCTGCCCATCAACAATGCGGCCATTTGCGGCTTTGCTATCGCGTACAACGCGTGGGTTCTTGATACCTACTGAAAAGCCCTTGAGTACGCCAGCATCTACCTTCTTAACTGAAACAGGATCTACAACCAACACGCCAATGTAATGCCCATCAGCCTTTGCCTCATACTCTTTAGCAACACCTGCGGCAATGTTGCTGTGTTGCTCTCTAATGTTTCCACCTGACTTGAACCAGGCGGGCATGGCGCGCTTTAACCAATCGCCATCACAAATCTGTTGATCAATGTCAATTGAGTCATCAGTGGCCTTTCCGTAAACGGTCATTGTGCCGTCAGGGTTGCGGTCAGCCTTCTCAATACTAAAGTATGAGGTGGTTGTTAGATTGCTTGCCATTGATTTCTCCTTGTTTTCCTGTTCACTGGTAATTCTTTTAGCCCATGCTCTGCCAGCGTCTCCGCCCCAAAGCAACCAAGCAATGTAACCTGCACTATCTACGCCCCAACCTTCGCCTTTTTTATCAACTTCATGGCGGGCAAAGTAAGAGTTCATTCTTTTTAATGTGTCTAATGATAATGCTTTTCCGTTTGATAAGTCGCGGGCGCGGGCAACGCCAACCTCTGTTCCGCCACGGCCATGTTTAGCCCGCAGTTCTAATCCACGCTTAGCGTTATTGCGCACCTCTTGCGGTGGAACAAACCCGTCAGCCATTGTTATCCCTTCAAAGCCTTATCACTAACTGTATCAACTTTGCTTACAGGAGTAGGGATTGTTTGCCCTTGCGTTGGCTCATAAATTACACTTTCATCTTTTTTAATTACAATAATGCCTTCAGGATTAGTGATTATGAAGTTTTTTATGCTCATTGTTTTACCCTTACTTTCATTGTTCTGTTTGTTGGGTTTGTTTCTATTACTTCAAAATTAGTATTTCTAGGCAGTAGCCATTCACTTTCTTTATTTTCATAACCGTTTTTTCCTAATAACCCATCAAGCATGACTCCTTTAGTGCCTTGAGGATTTTCAATTTCTATTAACCAACCGTTTTTGAATTTTTTAACAAAATTTCCATCAAGACTTGTTGATGAATAACCTTTATCAATCCACACATCACCTGGGATTAAACCATCAAACAATTCATCTATTTGAGTTGCAAGATTTCCTTGCCCAATCAGTCTGTATGTAACTATTGGTTCAGGTAAACCTGGTGCGTTGTTCATTATCTTGTCTATAACCGCAACATTTTGTTTTACATAATTTACTTCAAGTGGGGATACTTGCCCTGTTCGTAAGTATTCATTAACTTTGCCGTAACCGTATGATTTGTAATCTCTTAATGCGTAGAAGCCTTCTGTTTGGCCACGCGTACCAGGTTTTTCATAAGCCAACTCCATAAACTTTTTATTTTCTAATTGGTATTTAATAAATTGATTGCGTTGTTGTCCTTGCTCAGTAAACACACGGTATCCATCAGAAACAGACTCAGTAGGCAATTCAACAATAGGCGCGCCGTCAGGCATAGGCGCTAAACCGCCATCAATGCCCATTGGGTCATCATCTTCCATGCCAGGAATTACAGGTAACAAAACACAACGGCAATGTGGGTGAGCAGGAGGTTGTTGATCTCCTGATGCAAATGATTGCCCAATCTGAATTACTTGCCCATCATTTTTTGCGCAAATGTCACAAGGATCAGATACAGCCCATTCCATTTTTGCTAGGCCAGCCTCTTTGTAACGCTGAATAGATCCAAAAGACATAGCGCGGTTTTGCTCAGTGA